TAAATATCACTCCTATTTCTTTTTTAATTCTTCTAGTATCTGATTTCTCTGTCGCATCGCATTATTTCTTTGTTTTATAGCTATTAAATTAGCCCACAAAATACCAAATGTTAGTGCCAATATAACTACGTTAGTTGACGAAGAAATACCTTGGTAATAATTACCCGGATTATTCTCCTGATTTGCTTGCTGTTTCATTAACAGCCTCAATTTCTACAAATTCAGCTTCGGGAATATTATCTTTTGTTAAGTTTTCCCAAACTTTTTTTGCTTGAGGTTTAACTATTGGTTCAATAACTTGTTTGTACATATCATTGCAACCTTTGTTAAAGTTATTGCGCATTTTTTCATTCCTAATATACTCACTAATAAAAACCACTGCTCCAATTTTTGCAAGTTCTCTTATCATGCTTCATTCTCCTTTACTAAAATAAAACGAGCTAATCATAGCTCGCTTTTGGTGATTGTGGATTTGACGTTTTATTCATCCACGAACGAGTTAAAATAGATAATTTTTAATTAAAATGCGAAGTTGTCACCACATCCACGTCTTTCAGTTCCACACTCACGTGTAGGCGCTAAACATTGGTAACGTGCATCACCAAATGCTGGTGGTTTTTGAAGCATATTAGAGCGGATTTCTCCTAACTCAGCTTTAACACCAGAAATTAATCCAGCAGTAAATGCTTCATTAGCTTTAGTTGCGATAATTAGATCTCTTTCAACAATTTTTCTTTCCAAGTCTTTAACATAGTTTCCTTCAATTAAAGCACGTGTTTTTGCGCCGTCTTCTAGCACTTCTGCTGTTTGCTTGAATGTTGCAAGCTCAAGTTCATAGCGGTTTTTGAAAACATCACTGTCTACCTTGCAGTTTGTAACACCACAATGCGCTCCGCTAATTACATCCTTTGCAAAGCGCGCATCTCCGTATTCGCCGTCTCTGTGTCCACCTTCGTGTCCACCACCGAATCCATGATTTCCTCTAAACAGTAAAACTACTATAAGTATAATCACGATAAACGCAATTAGAGCACCACCGAAACCACCTGACATTCCATATCCGCCACCCATTCCGTGACCAATATTATCAGATACTTCATAATTATTCATAGCCATATTTTTTCACCCCCTTCTTTTTCAAATATTTATATAAAATCTCATAAAGGAGAATTATATACTTTTAAAATTTATTTATTAAACGAAACAAAACGAGTACTATAATAGATACTCGTCTCTCAGACTTTTTTAAAGTTAAATATAAAGTTGTTATATTTTAGGATATTTGTCCAAAGCACGCCTTTGTTGACGGTTTAAACTATTACTTGAATTATTACCTTGATTAGCACTTGTTTGTGCTATAAGGTTATCAATGGTGCTGTCTTGTATACCAAATGATTTAGCTATATTTCGACCGCCCACTTTTTCAAGAACCTCATTAGCGTCAATGCCCCTATTTTTTAAAGCGTCTTTGCCTTCTGTATTTGCTATACCCATTGCCTCATTAACTATGTTGTCATAGTCTTGTTGGCTTAAATTTGGGAAAAATCCTTTAGCAAATCCATACCCTTTGTTTGCAATCTGCTTCATAACCATGTTAGTAATTGCTGACATATTATTTATCCACCTTTTTCTTTGTTTCTTTTGGTTTATCTATAATCTTGTCAATTGCTGTTTCAACTACTTTTTCAGTTATAGTCTTTTCTTTCTCTTCTTTTAGTTGCTTAATAAGGTCTGTAGCTTCTTTTAAAGCTTCTGCTTGTTGTTTAATTACAACTTGTGGGTCTAGTGGTTTTTCAATAATTCCAACCTCTACAAGCTTGTTGTAGTAGTTTTCCAACCTTAGTTCCATTTCTTCAACATATTCTTTTTTATAACCGTAGAGAGTGTTGCCATCATTACTAACAATCATATCTCCGTTGAATTTTGCCATAATTATATTACTCCCTCCAAAGTCAAAATAGTTTGAATAACTTCTGTCACCATACATTATTTATCACCCTTGCTAATTTCTTGCTTGATTTTAGTAAATGTAGTTAAACCATCATAAACATAATCAACTATTACTTCAAAAGCTTCTGGTGAAATTTTAGGATTGCCACTTACTATTAAAAATTCAAGTACTTTCTGTAGCTTATCTTTATTCATTTTTTTTGCTCCAGTAATCTCATTACATTATTAAAAGCAACATCTAATTGTTCAATATATTTATCTAACATATAATCAGCTCCTAAAATAAAAATAGAAAGAAACTTGCCGAGCCAAAAATCTTAAAGATTAATGAAACAGTTTTGTTCCTTTCTAATTAATAGTTTATAACAATAAAAAAATCCGTACTATCACGGATAAGGTTACATATAATTACTTTTTATATTATGGGCAATTGTTTTAACATATTCCCCAACTCTTTGTATGTTTTTGTCTCTATATCTAGCGTATTGATTTTGACTAATACCTTTTTTAAATATGTCAGTATATATATTAGAATATTCAATGTCTTTTTCAACTTCATTTAGATACTTTTCGTATTTTATTAATCGATCGTTAGTTGCGAAGTTGTTTTTTACAAATTCTATAACTTCTTTGTTCTTGTTAACAAATGGTTTTTCAGGTTGAAATTGATATAAATTAGATATATTACCTTTTTCAGTTAATAACACCCCAGTAAAAATTGAACATAAATATCCTAGTACTGGTTCTATATAATACATTGTAAATATAAAGAACATTAATATTAAACTAACTATAAAGCATTTAAATGGACTTTTAAAATGTGAAGGTCCCGATAACACCATCCTAGGTAACCAAAATAAAAAAGAGATAATTAACATTTCAACAATGGATAGATTTAACAAGAAAAAGCCAGTTGCAAAAATACTTGCTGTTTGACCTATGTTAAATGCTAACACCTTAATCCACATTGATAATGCTATTTTCTCTTTTTTCATTTAATTACTCCCCATCAGAGTCGCAGACCCAAAAAAATGACCACATACTACACCATCATCCATTCTACAATAACGAATAATATAAATTAGAAATAAAATAATTTAAAAATAAATTTATAACCGTTATTGTAAAATATGTAATAATTAGAGTTGTATTTCTTAAAGTTACCGATTTTATTTTTTTAGGTTCTTTTTTGTTCCTGTTCCAACAACTAATTAATTTATAATAATATCTACTAATATTGAATTTGTATAATAAAATTATAAAACTTATAAATATCAAAAAGTTTAAGAATAAATAAGTGTTTCCATAACCAATTATTAATAAAGGAATAAAAGTAATTATAGATGTAAACAAAATTATATTTAATATCAATAAAAGATTAGTTATTTGAAATTTGTTTTTATTATATATTGCGAATGATAAACTAAAAATAACTGATGATGATATATAAGCAGATATTATACTATTAAAACAAAAATTGCTCAATAAACCCGCCAAAATGTATGAAACAAATATTAAAATATATGTTTTTTTATCATTTATACCTTTTATCTTATTAAAAGCATATCCCAAATAAAACATTTGCAACACATTTACCAAAATTTGTTCTACTATCACTTCAACTATCCTATCTATAACATTAGGGGTGAAATGGGCAGGTCATAGCTACCCAACTCACTTCTAATATATACCATAAAAAATAGGTTTATGCAACCTATTTATATTTTTCTTTCAATTCTCTCAGTGCTTTGTCTTTTTCGCTAGATAGATTTTCATATGCTTTATCAAAATTTTCAATAGCTTTTGTTAATGCACCGTTACATTTTCCGGTCAAAACAGCTTTAGCAGTTTCTTTTGTAAGAAGATGGCTATATTTATTCATTTTATTTTCTGCCTCATCAATAGCAAGCTTTCTTTTACCGATTTCATTTTCTTTCTTTTCATTTTTATCTATTTTCCAGAAAATGAACGGAACTATTACAACTGTTATTAAGCTTCCGATTGCTCCTATTATTTGTATTATTAATTCTACGTTCATTCTAGTTCTCCTAATCTACAAAACTAACTATGCTAACTGCAAATCTATTCCATATTGCTGTTAGATCGCTAGCAGGAGCTGTTATAGTGCCCACATTACCAGAAAAAAACGAAATAGACACTACGTCACCTTCATTTACTAATAATTGCTCTGATATCGGCGTTATTGGTGCTTGTTGGAAATTTACAATTGAAGCATTTACTCCATTAATTAGAATAGCTAATTGTTGATTACTTGTTGTCATATTACTTTGTAAATGAGCACTTATATTAATAATAACTTTTTTACCATTTGTATTATCGATTCTTATTCCTCCAATATCAGTATTACTACCTGTTACAAACGAAGGAAATAATCTTTCTTGACTATTTTCTCCTAAAATATTCTGCCATAGCATCAAATTCCAAGTATTTGCTATCGTCTGTTGAACTACACGCTTACCCAATACCAAAAAACCTAGATTTTTTTTAAAAGAACTTCCTTCTACATACATATTTTCATTATTTCGTACAATTGGAACCTTATCAGATTCAATTAAGTCTAAAGCTTCATTCATTTCACTTATTTTTGGTCCAATAACTAATTGTAATTCTTCTTTAAATATCTCTCTTATTCTGTTTTCATCCATTAAATATCATCTCTTTCTGCTTTTATTAGTTTTTTATCTTCACTCAATATGATTTTGTCATCTTCTCCAATTAAAAATTGTAATGGTATATCTTCCATTTCGTTATAAGTGTCAAACAATAATTGTATTGTTCTTTCCCAACGATTAATATCATAATGACTAGGTGCAAATTCATGATAAAAACCTCTAAATGAACCCCAACCTTGCATTGTCCTTGTTGGTTCAAACGATGACTTTTGACCAGTACGAATTATTAATGATTCCAAATTAAGTTCTATTAAGTCAAAATCACCTGGATTAATTTTAATTTCACTTTCCTCGGTTTCGTAATTAATACCCCTATAGAAATAGTTTTCTGGTAATTTCTCTGTATCATAAATAGAAAAATTCCCTATCTTTCTCTTAGCTAAATCAAAAACAAGCTCAATATTACTTTTAATTCTATCGTAATCATCTGGCTTAAAATCGGATTTTTCATTAGGTGGATATGTACCTTGCCAAGCTTCCCAATCTGTTTTAATTATCATCGAAATCCACCACCTTATATATTCCTGAACCACTAAAGCTCTGATTATTCCATTTAGTTATTCTTTCAACTGTTCTAACTGGTAACTTATATGTAAATTCAGTTTCCTTTTTTATTATATCGCCGCTTCTATGAGTTGGATCTCCATAATCTTCCGATTCATATATTATCTCATTACTATAATAATTAATTTTCCATTCTGCTACCTGATTAGCGATAAATTCATTTTGTATTAATGGATTCATTATTATTATATCTTCGCCATCTTGGTTCACTCTATAGTTTTTCTGCCTAATATTCTCAGTGACTCTTTTGCCAAATAAAACTAACTCAGCATTTATTGGAATAATTCGTTCTAAATTCACAAAAGCACCACCCATTTGAAATGAAACTTGGCTAGTATTTAAATTAAACATAAACTCTCCATTTTCCCAATACTCAATTCTGGGTTCCCATATATCATCATAAAACAGTTGTTCTGAGTATCCATCAATGTCACTTTCAGTGTTATTTATCACAATTCTGTGTATTTCTTGCTCCTGATTTTCCATTTGGTAATTGTAGATATTTATAACTAGATTCCTCAATTTTGGATTTGTTCTAACCTTTAAAGAATTAAGTTTTATATCTCTAGCTCTCATATGCCTATCAGTAATAAATTGTAATATATTATCATTTGGTGAAAAATCACCTGTAAAACCATCTCCAATATTAATAATTGCATTTTCATCTTCAAATAATCTTGATGTAAATGCTTCGGCAGATAATCTTAAGAAATCTCTTAATTGTATCTTTGGAAAATAATTAACACCAACAAACCATGCTTGAAATGGTAATGTCTCCCATAAGTTTCTAATTGGAAAATCAAAAGGAACTAAGTTTTGAACATAATCCATTAAAGGTCTAAATGAAGTCGAAGGCGTTAATGCAAAAGGTCTTAAAGATAATTCTTGTGTTGCAAAATTTAATCTTCCATTTGCTCTGAATGATATTTTATTTCTTGTGACATTAGGCCTCCCTGTTATCATAAAAGAACCTGCTTTTATTTCTTCAAATTCTCTTCCACTTTCTTGATATTCTATTCTTATTCTTTGTCTATAAAAAACTTCTATTATCTGTTGTTCTTTTACGAACATCCAAACACCATCTGGATTATCAATATTAAATTTACCGTTTTCATTAATAATGTTAAAACTGAATTCTTGAACCGGTAATCTTCTAGAAATTGTATCTATATTTTCAGTCCAAGTTGTTCCTCCTTCAGCAGCTATATTATAAGCAGTAAATTCCAATCCAACTCCATGTAATATATGACTAAGTTTTGCTCTTTGTCTTGGGAAACTGGTTTTAATCCATGATATTCTTACTTTATCATAATGTAATAATTCATGAATTGCGAAACTATAGCTATCTATATCATATACCTTATCTAAAGTTAAATCATCATTAACCCAAGTTTTAAACCTAATCTTTTCAGGTCTGGTGTGCATAACTGGATCAAAATTAAGAGTATAACCAAAGAAGTTAATTGCATTAGCATATGTAAACTCAATAAATTGCTCTTCTTCAAATTCACAATTATTGTTACTTAACGCTTTAGAAACGAAGCCCTGATATGGGCTAGGATTAAAATTTAATGACCCATCATCTGTTGGATGAACAGCTTGTCTAGCCCAATTATGATTGCCTATTATTTCAGAATTCATACTACACAATAAAAATCCATATGTCTCATCGTTTACTAAATTAACTGTTTTTTCTGTTTGCCACGGCATACCTATTGTATGTGCTTGACTACTGTTCCCAAAATAATCTTCACTATAATTAACACTAATTGGGCTTCTATCATAATCTATTAAACCAAATTTTATTAATATATCAGACGGCAGTCTAAATTGTTCATCTAATTCCCTTCTTAAAGCCGTAGAAACTGTCATAACGCTTCTCCCAAATCAATAAAGTTACGACTGGCATTAGAATAACCAATTCTTGGTTCACCAGTTGACTTATTAATAGAACGCAATGGAGTTCTTGGATTTCCAGAATAGAATCTTTTAGTTCGCCATTCACCAATATTATGATTGAAATATCTCATCCAAAATATATTTTGACAAGAATTAATAAACCTATTCATTCCCCACCAATTATCTTTAGTTATAAAATTCCATGTACAATTTTGCTTGTCAATTCCTCCTGGTACGTTTCCTATAAAAGTGCCTCTAAGTTCAACTAAGCCATTTCTTTGTCCTTCAAAACTCCATTCTGATTCAAAAATAACCCCGTCATCAGGAGGTGGTAATTTAAATGCTAATTGTGGATTATCTGCTATCGCTCTAGTTGTTCCTAAATACATAAATCCTTCATCATATTGCATTTGCCATCCCTCCTCTTTCTGTAATTGTTCCTTGTTCAAATTCAGCTTCCTTTACGGAATTTAAAAGATTTCTACCATTTATTTCAAATGTTGTTGATTTTGAAGCAATGGCAACTAATAATCTGTTTTGTTCTTGTAACAATTCGTTTTGTATTCTCATTTCTCTATTATCAATTTCGAAATACTTTGTTAAAGTATCATATTCATCTTCTGTTTCTACAATAATGGTCTTAGTTCCTAAATAATTATTTGTACCGCTGATTAAATTTGGTAAGTCTATTTTGCCAATATCATCCATCGTATCTTCGATTATATCATGAATTCCATACATGACTTTTTCAATTCCATTATAGCTATCTTCTAAACCTATCGCTAAACCTAAACCTAACATTTCACCGTAATACATAAATAATCGGGATGGACTAGATATCCTAAATATGCTAGAAAATGTACTTGATATTCCATTAGCTATACTTCTAGCAGTATTACCTACTACGTTTCTAGCACCTTCTATGCCACGATTTAACCCGCTCATCATATTAGACCCAATATTAGAAAAAGTATTTCTAACGTTGCTAAAAACTCCTCTTATATTATCATAAACGTTAGTTCTAAACCAACTTCTTGCGTTACCAAATGCATTTTTTACACTATTCCAAGCTCCTCTAGCACGATCTGCTATACCATCTCGTAAATTACTCCAAGTTTCTCTTATTGGACCAGTAACCCGTTCACTAAACCAATTTCTTGCACTTCCCCAAATATTACGCACCCTGTCCCAAGCATTGCTTGCAAATTCAGTAACCTTATCCCAGTTAGCAGCAATTAATCCTATCCCTGCACCAATTCCTATTATTGCCCAACCTTTAGGACCTAATGCAGCTAGGGCTTTTTTCCCCACCCCTGTGATTGCAGGACCTATTTTACTTAATGAAAATGCACCTACTATTTTTGTTGTTAAACCACTAAGTGCTGTTATTATTTTTGATGTAGCAAATGCAGCTGCTATTTTTGAACTCAACGTTAATAATGCAAATTTTATCTTTGTAGCAATAAACGCCCCAGCTATTAAAAGTACTAAAGTTGCAACAAAGCCATTAGTCATGCCTTTTATTAAATCAAAACCCGCTCTTATCGATGCTATAATTAATCTAAAAACATCTTGGACGATACCCCACCAATCAATATTTATTATAAATTCTCTGATTGATTCACCCAGTGCACGCCAATTAATATTACTCACACTTTGTATCATAACTTCTAGAGAACCCCTCAATCCTCTACTTAAAGTTTGTGCCATTTGGCTCCATCTTATGTTTTCAATTGCGCCATTAATTGCACTAGCAATCCCTCTGCCTATATCTCCAAAATCCACTCTATTTATTAATGTGTACAAAAATATAATTGCTGTATTTATACCTTCTGCAATTGTAATACCTAATAAGCGCCAATCTAAAGTTCTTGTAAAGTCATTTATATTTCGTCCTAACCATTCTGCTATGCTTTTAGCTCCGTTCTGTATAACACTCCAATCAATCCAATTCATAAAACGATTTATTCCTTTTGCAAGATAATATCCAATGTTATCAAAAAACCTTATAATCCCGCTTGTATCCATATCTTCTATTTCAAAGATTGGTTGTATAGACTCTATCCCTCCAGCACCACCGCTCGATTCTTGTTGCAACGTATTTAATTCATCAAGCGAAGACATCATCCCTCGTGCTGCTCTGCCCGCACCATTTATAGAATTCCTGTAATCATTCATTGCTTTAGCTGCATCTTGAGATGCTCTCACAGATCTTCCCATAAGATTATTAATCAATACAGCAACTGCTGATGCTGCCTGTGCCGCAACTTGTGCAAGTCTTGTAATAGCCGGAATAACAACTTCTAAAAGCGGTTGTATTCCTGTCATAGCTGCACCACTAAGCTGACCCATAGCATTTCTAAACTCGTCGCTGCTTCTCAACATCATTGAGAATCCTTGTTGCCAAGTCTCAAACAACTTTCTTAATGGAGTAGCGATAAACGCTCTTTCAAGTTCTCTACTAATTCTGGCTCCAATTGAGCCAAAGGACTTATCCATCCTACTTAAAGAACCCTTTGTTTGATTCATGCCTTTTCTGATAGTTCCAAATGCTCTCGATACAACTGAACCGAAACGTCCAAAAGAACTTGTGACAGTTCTACCAATTTCGCGAAATCCGCCTTCAACTTCCTTCGTTTTCTGATTCATGCTTTTTAATGTATCTTTTGCCTTAACAATAAGTGGTATTAATTCGTCAGCTTGTTCAATTGTATTCTGTAAAAGATCTCCTTCATGCCCTGTATCTCTTAATTCTTCTGCTTTTGAAACTAGTTGCTTGTAAGTTGATTCTAATTCTTTAACTAACATTTTTTGTTCTGTAATGCTTTCAGTACTATTTCTTTGAACATCAACCAATTCAATAGCTTTTCCTATTAAGTTCCCAGTACTTTCTTCTAATTCTTGATAACTAGTCGAAACTTCTTTTGCAAGTTTTCTTGTTTCATTCAAGGCATTTTTTTGTTCTTCATAATCTCTTTTAAGAATTTGTAGAACTCCTTGTTGCTTGCTAAGTTCTGCTGTTCCACCACCATGTCTTTCCTCGATTAGCTTTACATATTTTTCTTGTGCTTTAATTTTTAATGATAGTTCATCTAATAAATCCTTTTGCTTTACAATTTTCATATAAATATCGTTTGCAGATTGATTTTGATTGTCCATATTTTTAGTTGATTCATTTATAGAACTATTGAATTTTTCTTGCTCTTCCTTTATCCGACCCCAATTTACAACTGATATTTCTTCTTCCTTCGATATCTCTTTTGTATTGTTTATTATTTCTTGTTGCATTTCACTTCTTTTCCTTAATGCTCTTTCAATATCTTCATTAAGACGAGTATGAAGCTTAGATTCTTCGCGTGCTTTTTCTTGTTCTTTTGTGCTTTTTATTGTTGCTTTTTCTTGAGTTTGTTTTAACCTTAAAAGTTGCAATTCATTAGCCACTCTTAATTTGCTCGTTTTAAGGCTTTCTTGTGTTGCTTTTTCTTGGGCTTTAGCAAGATCTAATGCACTTTTAATTTGTGATTTTAAATCTAGATCAGAAGCTTTTATTGGTGTTTTAAACATATCATTAACAGCTTTTGCTGTTGCTTCAGCTATACCTTTTAATTGGCTCATTTTAGTTTTGACATCATTATAATTTTTTACAAATTCTTTCAATTCCATTTTAGTATCTATACGAATTATAGCAACCAGCTCCTTTCTATTCTTTTAAAATCGCTATACAAGATACGACAAAGTTTGACAGGGAATCATATCTTGTATACCAACTTTAAATTGGTATTATTTTTTTGTTTGATTTTTTAACAATTTTTGTGCTCTTTTAAAGTTATCAATTACACCCTCAATAGTGTATTTGTTTTCAGTTGTAGTTTTCTTAACTATTTTTTTATTTACCCCATAAATGTGAGGGAAGCTTTCAAGAAGCTTCTTATCTGATTTCTTTTCCTCTTTTGTGCCTACACTATTTTTTAACCTATATCTAACTTGCCTGATATGTGTTATTTGCGTATCTTCTCCAACTTCCGAAAGTTTATCATTGAACTCATGCCAGTGCATATTGTAATCGTGCTTAAGTGCATCGTTAAATGTTTTATTAATGCCTAACTCAATGTACTTCATATGTTGTTTCCAAACAATTAAATCGGCATATTCTTTTTGCAATCTGTCTTGTCTGATTTTCTCTTCATCTGTTACATCAACTTTTAATTCACCATGATTTAGAAATTCATAAAATTTCAAAATTGCATCTTTGGTAAATAAAGGTTGACACTTATCAAAGATATCTTTAAGTTCATTAGATGATGTTTTCAACTCGTTTTCAAGCGTTTCTAGGCGTTTTTCTTGTTCGTATGATAAAATACCTTCATCTTGCAAAAAAGTATCTAATTCCCACCTGTAATCATCTAATTCCTCTACTTTAGCAGTTACTTCCTGCTTCTTTAACTCTAGCAATCCTAAGTCTACATAAAATAGTGACATAGCTTGTTGTTGTTTTTCGCTATCTAATAAATTTTCATCATCTAGTACAGAAAATATATCAAAAATATCTAATCTACCATAATTGATTGCAAATTCTTGCCCGTCTTGAAAATCAGTATCATAGAAGAAGCCATCTTTATTAAATATAATTGCTTTTGGATACATAGTTACTCCAAGATGTCCAATTCTTTAAATGCTTTATACATTTTCGGCATTTGAATAGCAAAATAATCTACCATCTCTTCATTTCTTGCCCATTGGTCAAATGAATTGCTATTTAACCCACTTTCATATAAAAATGCGTGGATTATTTCATGTCTAGTAACTCTGCTCATAACCATTTTTGAATTTTCTTCACTATCTCTTGCTTCGTATTGTTCTTCTATTAAGTCATTTACCAATATTTGTCTATTAGCAAAACAGGTTTCTCCAATGGCTTCATATAAAACAGGATATTTTTCTCTATCTTTGCTTATTACAATATTATATTCAGTTCCCAATACATCTATTTTTTTGTTATTTTTCATAAGAACCTACTTTTTAAAGTATTCATCAATTATTTCATTAATGACAATTGAACTTCTACTTGCAATATCACATGTTATTTCTTCATCGAATTTGTCTATAAAATGAAAACCAACACTCTGAATATAAGCATGAACTAACTCATGATATAACACATGTCTTTTTTCTATATAATCTTTACTTAATAATATCTCATTAGTTACATAGCAACAAAAACCATCAATATTATCATCATCTTTTAGTTCATAATATTTTTGATATTCTTTTTTTATTTCTTCATTGGGTACTTCTTTTATAGTCCATTCAACATTATTTATTTTACATTTCATAATAACCTACTTCTTATTTCTCTTTTGTTGTTTCTGTAAATAAGCATTTAAAGTTTCTTGATGCTTAACATAATTATTATGCTTTGTTTCTAATAAGTTTTTAAACGAATCACTATTTTCTCTGTAATCTAGTACAAGTCCAAAGAACAAACTAATCAGGCACTTAACAACCTTTGAATTTCCAACTGCCGATTGCACAAAATTATCTCCAAATATAAAGTCAATATCATCTCGCAATTTGTTTGTATAATCCAAATGCACTTTTGCCCACTCTTTTTGTTGTTCTAAAGTATCACCTTGTAATGTGCTTTCTTTACTTTCAAAGCCTTTTAAATCATTTTCAATAACTTCTAACTTTTCAAATAAGTTAAAAGTTGTTTGAGCATCTTCTAAACTGTACGATATTGTACCAGTAACAACCTTTTTTTCAGTTCCTGCATCAATATAACCCACCTCTTGAGTGGTTATACCGCTGTCTATTTCTAAAAACATTGTATTTGTTTTATTTTCTTTTTTCATTTAACTTTCTTCTCCTATCTTCTTCTAATTACAATAACCTATCTATTGTCGATCCATTTTCCCCAACAACGAATATCCCTTGATACAACTTCTTAGTCATTTTATCTTCTATTTCAGCAATATCAATTTCTTTTTTAGGTTTATCACCTAAAAAAACAACACTAAGAACCCTTACCACTTTATCATTTCTTTGGACTGTATCAACTGAATAGTCATCTACATTCCCCCAAGCGAAAGTGTCAGGGTTTTTATTGATGTTGCTATGTTTTAAAAATTTAATTAACATATTTCTTCTTCTCCTATCTTCTAAATCAGAGAAGGTTTTTCCAAATAAATCCATCAGCAGTTTTTCTTCTACCTTTACAAACACAGTTTATGTGTTTTATTCCAGTAATTCGAATTGCTTCTGCTTGGCTTTCATATTCTTTTATAAAATTGTTTTGTTTATCATATTGAAATACTTTATCTTGTTTAGTTTTATTGTATTTTGACAATGCTTCTAAACCTTTTTCACTAACAGTATTTAATCCATTTTTATAAGCATGTTTTCCGTTCTCGCTTGGAATTACCCACTCAAGATTACAAATCCTATAATCAGTTTTAATTCCGTTTATATGATTAACTTCTTCCTTATTTTTCGGATTATCGATAAAATGTTCAGCTATAAGTCTATGAATAAAATATTTTTTCCCTTTGTTATTTTTCCACAAGTTTACTTTATAGTATCCTGTGTGTTTATCTAAAAAGTTTGCCAATATTTTTTCTTCAATTTTATAATAGCTCTTATCATTTTTTATCAACCTCGATAAACTTTTAATATTTCCTAGATTACTTATTTGGTACAAACCCTCATAACCTATAATATCTTTAAATTGTTCCATAATATCACCTACTTTCCAGTAGATAACATAAAAAACCCTCAATGACATATAGGAATATTGATTAGATAGCTCTTATACATCATTAAAGGTTTTGAATACGCTATCTAATCTCTTATATTATATCATTTTTTTGTTATTTTTTCAATTTTACACAGTTGGCCTAGCTATTGGTTCAGCAAATTCATTTTCATCATAAATGAAGAATAATTTTAAATGCCTACGACCAGCTTCACCTTCTAAATCTCTAATTAATGACGTATCATAATTAGTTAATTCGTTAACTACTGGATTGTTGTCATTATCAAATGTCACAGTAACAAATTGTTTACTTCCGACCCAATGTAGACTTCCCCCATACTGTAAACCTTCATTTGCTGCTCCTTCTGCTTCGTTTTCAACATCAACTATTCCAGTATCAATCCAACCAAAATAAGCATATTCATTAGATGAAGTTTCATAAAACATCGTTTCATCGATTTGTAAAAATTGACGTCTTACATCTCCTCCACTTAAATTAAGTGTAGAAATCCTTTTACAAAACAACGAAAACTTATCAAGTGTATTTGATTTTATTGGTGAAAATGCTGTTGTTTTTACCCCCAATGAGTTTCTAATCGATCCTTGTTCCCATATATTAAGTTCACTAGTTGTTTCAGTATTACTTGCGGTTGTTAATTCGGTTAAATCTCTACCGATTAATTCATAAATTCTTGCCATATTTTATCTTTCCTTTCTTATTTCCTTTAGTATTTCCATACACTTGGCAGTGATGGTAATATTATTTTTTCGGCCTTCACTAACTCGGTGTAGTCCACCATGAAAGCCAAACCATATATTCCCGCATTGACACTTTCGCTACCTCTAAATGCTGGGTTCGCTGTTACTACTATTTTAGTAACTTCATACCCATCACCTAAATCAGGGAATATTTTTTTTCTGTTGAGAGCTTTTATTTCTTCTTTAATTGTGTCTTGAAGCTCAAGATTATCAATATTGTTTAAAATATCATCGCCCCACTGTGCCACAGTATTGAACCTAAACAGCATTTGCTTTTTTCCGTCACCATTGACTCTGTCTGCTCCACCTTGAACACCTGATTTATCTTCGGCATTTTCAATGAAGTTAAGACTCACATTAACTGGTCGGTTAGTATCAGTCCAATCGATGTTGAATCTGCGTCCAGTGAAAAACTTATCGACAATATTTTCTTGCATGTACACTCCCATGCCCATAAATCTACTTGCCATATTATCTTTTCCTTTCGATTAAATTTTCACATCGACATTTTTATCAATGTATTTTTGAATTTTGTCATTACGTTGCTCTGTTTTATTCATCTTTGCTGGTTCATCCCAAAATGGTCCAGTACCTTCCGTTGTATAATTAACTGCTGCATGCCCACCTGGCATCCCAAAATATTGTGGTCCAGCATAAGCGTTTGAATTACTTCCTTCTGGTCCATAAATAACACCTTGAGCATTATACTTGTCAATAATAGCCTCTTCTCGCAATGCACCTTCTAACATCGGCACGTATTCTTCCATATCATCTTTACATATTTCAGAATACTTTTCTTGAACATGACCATTTTCACCAATGCCCAGTTGTTCAATTAATTCTTCTACACTCGGCATTTCTAATGTTACAAACTTGCCCATTATTCCCTGCCTACAATTTGAAAATGATGTATAACATCTTTAACCTTTTTGTGTGGTGTGAATGCCACAACTGTAATGCTTCTTTTGTACCTAGCCATGGCTTGATCGTCATAATGTCTGTCCAAATCCATTGCACTATCAAAAACTAATATTGGATTCTCATTTTCTCTTAGGCGAATAATTCTGTCCCCTTTATTAATGGTCCAATGGTTATCAGCTTGTTCTCTAGGAAGTCCTGCCCAGGTAACACTATCCACATAACCGCTTAAATCAGTTACTCCATTTAATGTATAAACAGTAACATTACTATCGTTGTTTGTTCCTAGATTAACAACATTCGCAGTTTCTGTTTCTTCCCAACGAACATTTCGTATAATAGTACCTAACCACCTACGACTTCTATTTAATCCTGAGTCTGTTCCATAATCATTATAGATTATAAAATCGGCATTTGGTTTAAGTAGTCCCATTTTCAACACCCACTTTTTCAATATATTGTGCCATATCATAGATAACACTTGAAACATCTGTACAGAAAGTTTTTAAACCTCTGTCTACTGGATTTAATTCAAGTAGTAACATACCATTATCATGATATTTAACATAAGCTCCACTTAGTGGTGTTTTTTCAAATCCATAAGTAGTGATAAATTTTTCTAGATTAACATTGTCTTTTACTTTAAACATAGTTTCTTTCATTTTTTACCAATTCCCCTAAACGATACCTGATTGTGAAGCGGAGTATTAAAGAATGCTCTACCAATAACATTCGCAACTTGAGTGTTTACTGATACAGTAGAGGTGCTATCTTTTGTATATGACCTGCTTTCTGTGCTTGTTCCAATTTTAGAACTTTCACTAGATAACATCATACCACCTAAAGTAGCCTGCTCTTCATTGTATCTCATTTCAGCAACCCTGCAAGTAGTCATAATGACATACTCGGGGTACTTATGATCTGTTGTAACAATACTCCCGTTTTCATCAAGTCTATCAATGAAAAACGGTGGCACTAATCCTACACTAGCCATATCAAAAGAACCTATGTCTTCTTGACTAACCCTTAGTGAAAATTGATTAAAAGAGGCATCAGGTATCACTTGCTCGCCTCCAAGCAAATATATTTTTTTATATTCTTCGGGTGTTGCATATTGCATACTTTTTGCCTCCTTTAACTATTTCAATAATTCAATTATTTCATTTTTTGTAGCACTGTTTGGTACTTCGATGTTTCTTTTAGCAGCAATTTCTTTTAACTCACGAACTGGTAAAAATTCAATGTCAACCACTTCGCTTTCTTCTGCTACTTCGTCGATGTTTTCCTCAACTTCGCTTTCTTCTGCTACTAATGGTTCAGTAACATCTCCACCAAGTTTTGCAAAACCTTTTAATTCATAATTTTTAAGGTCTTTTTCCTCAATTTTATATTGACGATTACCTTTTTGAACTGTTATCATCAAAATTCTCCTTAAACAGCTACAGTATCTCTATCAACAAAAATACTATCAATTTCGCCATCTTTACCATTTGGTAAAACAAACGTATCCCAGAATGCACGGTTTTGGTATAAATATCCATCACCTTCAGTGTGAGTTCCTGGTGCAAAGAAGTAAATGCTCTCAATTTTAGGTACAAATTTTGTGCTAACTGGAGTAGCTGCTAACATGTTAATTTTGAAAGAGCCTGTTGCTGGTTCAAATCCATTTGTGAAATCAAATCCAGTATAGAATCTGTCAGTTTCAACAACTTCAATTAATTGAACTCCATCCATTGAAGATATACGAGTCTCAATTCCTCTTCCGCCATCAACTAATACAGTAACTTCAATATTTCTTTGAAAGTCTTCCGCCATTGATAATAGGTCAAAAATTTCAGGCGCTAAATAAATAACAATCCCTTTGTTTCTGTAACGTCTCACCGATGCAATAACTGTTTTAAGTCTTGGTACAACATTATCAACCGTATAACTTGCCAGTGCATTTGCACTATTTCTACCTGGTAATGCTGCTGCTTCAGAAGCAACTTTACTAAAGAAGTAAGCGTCCATTTCTGGGGTTGCTCTAGTAATCATGAATTGGTTACTAACGTTTTGGATAGTACCAGTTTGATTACTCTCATCAACTTCTCTTTTATCCATTAAGAACTCAACGTTTCTGTCATGCTCTAATGTATATGGATGATCAGTTTGAATTACATTTCCTCTGTTCCATCCACCACCAACTGCGTGGTCTTGGTATCCACTAACGCTCATTTGAGTGAAATGGAATGTTTTTGCATCTAACCAGTCAACATCACTTACCATAAATGGTGCAATATAACTGTTTTCGATAAATGTTTCAATTAAATTTCTGTGATATTTGTGTGCATAATTTATTAAATTTGCCATATTTTATATTCTCCTTTTCGTATTTTTAAATTATTTTGGGATATGTAATATAGATTTTATGATATTTTTATAAAACTCAAGTTCTGTTTCAGGTTTTTTAACTTGCTCACTCTTCTTATAATCTAAACTTGCAAGTTCTTTTTTCATTTCCTCACGTTGTCTATTATACATTTCTTCCCAGTTTGGTTGCACTATGTTTTTTTCCATAATACACCTTAAATTTTCGTAAATCTTGGAGTATCACTACCTGATGGATTCCAATCACTGTCATCTGTCTTTGGTACTGGGTTACTCCCTGTGCTACCAACAATTTGTGGTAACTCTTCTTTGAGGGTTGAACTAAACGCTCCAGGGTCGTTCGCTTTTTCGATAGTGATAATATCATCAAAACCGATTAAACTTCCATTGTCTAATGAAACTTTGGCTTTCATGTTATTGATAATTGCATTTTTAGCAGATAATGAGTCTATTTTTAAATTTTCATTCCTTAAGTACTCATCAATTTTTTTGTCTAAAGCATCCCTTAAATCTCTATCATAAAGTTCTTTCTCCTGTGTTTCTCTTAAAGTTGTAAGTTCTACATCCTTAGCCTCAGTTAAAGCTTTTTGCTCTTCAATTAGTTTTTTCAAGCCTTCTTTATCAACGCCCGCTTTTTCTAATTCAGCAATTTTAGTTTCATAGCTTGTAAAAAGTTCTTCCTTACTTGCCATTTGTTCCTTAACATTTTTAAGGTCAGCCTTAGCCTTTTCTAAGTCCTTTTGCAGTTTTTCGTTGGCTTGTTCTTGTTCTTTGATTGCTTCTCCTTTTAATTTTTGGATTTCAGCTATCTGCTCATCTGTCAGCCCAAGCTCTTTAAGTGTTTCTTTGTTCATTTTTCCTCTTCTCCTCTCGGCTTTTTCGGAGTTATCCATCTCCTAAAGTCAGGTACACTTCGGCAGTACCACTCCGGTTTATATAAAGCCTAATGGCTAAATACCTAAATAAAAAACGCCCAAAAATCAATTAAGATTTGTCGGACGCTTCGGTCATATTTAAGACTTTGTTATCTTTTATTAGTAAATTATAAGTTGTTTTGCATTTTCTGCAAAATGCATATTCTTGTTTTATTTCATCAGTTTCTGATATCTTCATCATTTGTTGCCTGTGCTTAATTTTAGCACTTTTATATGCTTCATCACATATTTTGCAATACAAGAAACCATTTTCAATCATAGTTTGACACCAACATTATATCATTTCCTTTTTATTTTTTCAATCATTACGTTAGGAATATATCATTGAGCATATTGTCACTCAATGTTCCCTCAGTTCGGTTAGTGCTTTTTCAGTTATCTTCATTTTTTTACCTTCACTTAATATTTCATAAGTTGCGTAATTCATTTTTTTAGAAAACATTCTTAATTTTCTCCTTCTTCATCTGATTCCCCCACAATTTCTTCTACTGAAGTCTCTTCTTTTGGAGATTCTGTAACCTGTTGCTCAATTTTAGCAAGCGGTAATATGCGATTTAACTCTGCATTGTCTTCAATATTGCCTTGTTCATCAAATGTAATCCTAATTCCGTGATACCATGCAACAAACACTTCGAACTTCATTTGACCGTTCTTAACCATCTCTTGCCTGCGCTCATATTCTGCCGCAAAGTCCTCCGATACACTGTCGCCCCAAATGAATGAAGTAGTATAATTTCCAACTTGCGGGATCCCTAGTTGCTCATGATAAATAGTCGCATATATGTCCATGACTTCGATTAATTTTTCATGTGCTTCTTGTATCACATTTTGAATGTGCCTAACAACAGCAACAGTTTTCCTTTGCCCTGCTCGGACTTCTTCGACACGCTTTTCTACTTTGTCAGGGTCTGATATTGTCCCGTAAGATATACCGCTGTTAAGCTCGACAAGTCTTTTTTCTTGGTTCAAACCCTCATAGAAAGCTTCGAAACGGATATCTCCACCATGTTTTACAAGTGGGTTTTGCCCTTCTGCAAGTCGCATATTCATTCCTACAAATAACCTGTCTTTTCCTTTCGGTAATACAACGGTCTCTTTAACGAAATTTCCATCTTTGTCTTTTTTTGTCCCTGTTTTGTACATAACTGAGTAATCAGCAAATACTGCTTTTTGTTCTGCTTCATATTCCCAATTTGCATAGCCGTATTTAATATCAGCTTGCTTTAGCTGCTCGATAGCTCCTGCAAATATAGCCTCATCAATAGCAACTTCTACAAACAATGGTCGCCTTATTTTTTTAAATTCAAAAGCATCGATTTTTATATTTTGCCATTCTGCAACATCTGAAAGTGGTATCTTCCTACCTAGTTCATTTTCATCTTCACTTCGATAACCTGTATATGAAACTTTGTAAATTTGTGTTGATTCCTCCCAATCATGTCGCTCGAGAAGTGTATAATAAAATGGTTTTTTATTGAGCTGCTTAACAATCCTACTTGCAAATGCAACTGATATTAATTCGTCGTTGTCATTGCGCGCAAACGGGAAATAACAGCCCACTTTGACAGTTTTGCTTATGATTCTAGTTCCACGCACATAAGGCTTGTAGACAAAACGACTTGCACTTAGTAATGTGACAACATCTTTGTATAAGTCCTTGTATTTTTTTTGGTATTGGTCATTTAAAAAACCATCATGCTCATTGCCAGCTATACTCGCTTCACTCTCAAAAGTGACAAAGCGAGCAATTTCTTTACATATTGACCTAGCAAGTCCTAAACTCGGCACGAATTCATCATTCCATGGAGCTTTACCATCAAAAACACTTAGCCATAGTTTTATATCATTTTGCAGTTGCTTATCCAAAACAACCGTTTTATTTACTGTCTCTTCAATTTGACTTATCCCTAGCATTTTGCCAAACCACTCCTTAATATTATGCCACATATAATCACTCTATCTTTTCATTTGTATTTTTATTGACTTGGTATTGTACCAAGATATATTTTTTACATTATAAAATATGGATAAAACCATATCCAAATGGAATTAACTTGTTTATAAGTCTTAAAAATTTATGGAATTTAATGTTATTTGTAAACATTTATCTATCACTCTCTATTCGTTTATAAGTTCTTTCATTCGTTTGGTAAATCCATATTCGAATGCATCAAGACTATCTATATCACTTGAAAAGTCATCTAGCCTTTTATCTTCTGTTTTACCTTCCCACATAGCTTCCAAAAAAGCTTTCTTTAGTGTATCACAATCCTCTGTATAAAAGTATCTCTCTTGTGCCATCAACCTAATCGTCAAATAAATCCTGTCCTTAATTGGCTTTTTAAGACACGGATAAACATCTATGTGCCCGAAATTATTTGCCATGTAATTTTTAATTCCGTTACCCAACGTTGTATTTTCGTTATCCCAAAAAATATAATTCACTGGTACATCATATTTTTTTTGAACTCTTCTAACAAAAATATCAACCAACTCATCAAGAATATCGGGAGTAATTCCATTTTTGTAATCTGCATTTAAATGTCTTTCACTAGCTAAACTAACTATTATTCCGCTTGATAAAAAAATAGCATTTGCAACAAATGTAGTTGCACTTTTATTTCCTCCAAAGTCAATTCCAGTGTGAATTTCAAATCTTGACTTTGTGAATAGATCATCAACTTCATCTTTTCCCATAAGGAATTTATCAGGGTTACTAACAAATGGTGTGTATATCAATCCCTCTGCATTTTTAGCTAATCCTAAAATGTATCGATCGTAATAAACCGTGCCTTTTAATTCTCGGCATAATTCATCAACATATTTTTGCGGTAGGAACGGATTATCAAAAAGAGAATACCTTTGAAGATATATATCAACATCGCTGTTTATAAATTCTTCGAACCAATGATTTGGTGATTGCGGATTCCCTGCGAAATCACAACAACTGTACTCAAACGAAAGCCTAGTCTTTAGTAACTCGAATACTTCCCGGTTGATGTCATAAGCCTCATCAATGTACAAATATTTTACTCTTGGACCTCTAAATTTTCGCACTCTTCCGACATTATCAGCACCAATACAATAAACCTTTTCACCGAATATTTGACAAGTGTTATTGCTTGATATTCCAGTGACAACTTTATCACCATAAATTTCTTGCAATGGCTCAATAACATTTCTCTGTATCGTTTCTTTTGAAACTCCAACAATAAAACTTAAACCACTTTTACCTGCTCGTTCTACAATTCGATGCGGGATTATATAAAGCGTATCGATATAAGTTTTACCGCACTGGGTAGCTCCTACTTTTCCATTCCATCTCTTGTTTGCTTCACGGATATACTGCGCCTGCTTAACTGATAACTCAATTAGATCATTCTGCATCTGCAACGTCCTTAATTTTTACCAATATCTCTTTTGCCGTATTTATTTGCTCACTATTTCCACCGTGCGCTTCTTTGACCAATAATTCTTTGTCTATAATCACACCATATGCCATTGTTAAATCCCTGATATTTGTAAACATGTCCACATTTTCAGCTTTATCCTCGATAGCTTTTAGCAATTTTTGGATAATCCTCTTCTTGCTCTCTTTCTGTTCTTCCATGTATTCAAGGACATCCTTGGTGTTATCTTCTTTTTTTTGAGTTAACTTTTGTAACACGTTGTCATAGTTAGAATCAACAAGTCTTTTCACAGTTTGTTTTGTAGTGTTATTCATGCGAGCTGTTTCAGAAAAATTTTGATTACCAGCATAATCAGCCATCATCTTTTTTTTTTGGGAGTCAGTTAATTTTGCCATTTCATCATCTCGCTAACTAGCAATTGTTTGTTAAAGAATGTGTCTTTGAAAAGTTGTTTTGAGCCGTCAAAAGTTTTTATGATTAGCTGGTGTGAATTAACAATGCGCTCATATTCGTGGTTGTAGGACATAAAAATTGTGATGCTTATTTTCTTGTGCTGAGATATTTTGATGAATAGCATTTTGATGTACTTGTCCATGCAAATCAAGCCTTCCAAAAGTTCCTAAAAGCACTAAAAAAGGAAGTTTTTAAATGTGGTTGTGAATTGCAAAACATAGAAAGACCTCCTCTGTGCTAATTTTGTTAAGTGTAGCACTAGAGGGAAAAAAAGTCAAACGGAAATTTTGCAAGAAAAAAAAGAAGCAAAAAAGAAAGAAGATGTTAAATAAAAATAATAGAATAAATAAGTAAATATAAAAGTAATATAAGTATATATTTACAATTACATATCCATATCCAGAAGAGGCGAGGTATTTTGCGACTATGCTAGCGAGGTTTTTGTACTTGCAAAATTTGGCGTATTTATGGGAAAAATCAATAAAAAATGTGTTTCTAATACAGTTTTTCAGTGTTTATAATATGAGGTCAAAACAGTCCGTAAATCGTTTCAAAAACACTAGTAGGTTGTTCGTTAATTTATTATAACATTTCTGGCAAAACATTAACTAAAACAAAAACACCAATAAGGTGCTAATTGTTGAGAAAACTTTCGTATGTTTCTAAATCTAATTCAACTTTGTTCATTTCCCTTTACTATCCTTACCACTCGCTTTTTTCGTGCTAACCTTTGATTTTGGCTTATTAATTGTTTCAACCTTAAGCTCACCATTCGCACTCCTACCAGTGTTGCTTGCAAACAATGTTGTTTTTCCACTTGTAAGTTTTTTAGACCGTACTTGTAATGCTCTCTTTATCAATCTGTCCTGTATTTCATGTGCTTCTTCGTCGGTATACTTTTGTTCGTAGATTTTCACTTTATCTGATAACCTTCGGGTTTCATTCAAAAGTAAATCATTGTGATTTGACGTTTCCAAATTTGTTTCAACTTGGTTATCATATTGTTCAAGTAATTCTTCAAATGCTTTCTTTAATTCGTTGTATTTCTTCTTAGATACAATCATTTTTTAATTCTCCTTCTATTACTGGAATAGCTATATTATCCCAAATCTGGGTAGCGTCTCTGCCTTTGATACAAGTTACAGAAAATGGCACAAAATTCTGTTTATAGCACCACAGTTTTATGTCTCGCCCCAATCTTTTAAATTCTTCAGTTTCAATATAATGAGTTAAATAACGTTCATTAACAGAACAATAATATGTTTTTATTTCTAGTAATTCGCTTAATCTAGCTGTGAATATAACAATTTTATTTCCTTTTTTGACTTCTTCTTTAACTCTTTCAACTAGCTTTGTAGGTTTGCCCATATAGAACAAATCAAAACTTTTGTCTTCAGGTACTTTCATAAGAGAATTATCTAAATCTACATAAATCACTTCTTTTTTCATTATTCGACCTCTTTTTTTTATCATCATATATAACTATAAATCCATGATTGCATTTTTCTTTTAGTCTATTAAAATAATTAAAATAACAACAACTATAACCTTCTTGTTTTACCCACAAAGGTTGTTGATCATATTCCTTTTCCACTCCCCATAGAATATTTGGATTCATAACTTATGCTCCAAACTTTCAAAAGCTTCTACGGTAATGACTTTAGTTTTATTACGCTTGGTTAATGTAACCGTAAGATAACCCAAATTATAAAAATAATTTGTTAATATTCTCCCTTTTACTTTACGTGGTCCATTTATAGCATGATCAACCACTCTATCAAGACTTTTAACATTGCCTAAGTTAGATACTTGATAATAACCTTCATATCCAACTATATCTTTATAAATTTCTTCATACATTCCTACTTCCAATTTCATACTCTAGTGAACCTTTCATCATTTTTCATTCACTACCTCCTAATAGCTCTTTATTATCTACTGGCTCGAATTGTTCGCAAATCTTAAACCAGTTTTCTATTATATAATTTTTCTTAATGCAAATACTTTGCGGATTATCAAGTGCGAACTCTTCAATTGCATGATATTTACAATCTAGGCACTTTTTTTCATTCATTGTCAACACTACTTTCTATTAAATCTTTATTGTCGTGGATGTTGCCTATCACAGTTATTTCATCCCAAGAAGTATATTCCCAATTTTTCAATGGGTCTAATTGGAAGCTATTTCCATAAATATTAGTTACAGAAAGAACAACTGCTATTTCATCATCACGATCTAATCGTTTTGCTTTAACAATATCTCCTTCAAATATCTTGTTACCTTCTTTATCTGTTAAGCCTGTGTATTGACCTATTGTTTCAGTTATGATTGGTAAACTTAAATACCTTTCTAATGGTTTTATATAATATTTTCCGTTTGTAGATCTGTATAAATATCCATATTCCCAATTACCGTTTCTTGCGATTAACTTTTCGTTTGCACTATCAGGATAATCAATTTTACCTCTGAATAATATTTCTCTATTCATTGTTATCACCTAACAACTCATCAACTAAGGCATCATGATACTCTTCATCACAATGTTTAGATTGGATTAATTTTTCTTTTAATTGCTCTAACCATTGAAGTTCATCATTATTTTCACTGTTCGTAATATTACAGTTGTTTTCATTTTCCAATTTATTTTTTAAATATTTAATTCTTTCATTTATCATTAATTTCACCTCTCAATAATTCAATAATTTTTCTACCAATCTCAGATTTTTTACAATATTTCCAAATTACATTGTACCGTTCAGATAAAGTCGACATTTGAGCAAACATAACATTACGATTCATTTTTGTAAATGGTTTACAATCTTTATTCTTTTTACTCTCCCATTGAAGCACATCTCTTTCCAAGTTTATGTATTCTAACAAAACAATAAATTTTACATTATTTTCATAAGCTCGCATTATTTCAGCTTTAAATCGTTCTCGCCCTACACCCAAATTATTTGCCAATTCTTCCATAGATGCTTTTCTGTCTATTGTAATTGTAGGATTATTTTCTAATTGGTAATCGCCTATTTCTAATTTATCGATTTTATAATTGACATCCAGTAAATTTAGTTGCTTTAATATGTGAGTATTTTTATTTTCTCGAGAATCTATAATCAATTTGTGCATTCTTTATCGACTCTTTTTTTTCATTTGCTCTTTAAATCTAAATTTAAACTCATCTTTAGAACTTTTGAATATATATCTTTTACAATATCTGCAAATTTCCTTATCTCCTAGCACATAATTACTACAACCACATTTACATTTAACATTGTTTACAGAATATCTTTTATTCTTTTCTTGAATTGTCTCTCTGTCATTTTCTATTCTTATTAGATCATTTAATCCAATTGATTTTCTGAAAAATTTCTGCATTATAAATCTCCTTTCTTTTCATAAATTATTCCTGCTCACAATAGCAAGTTTCTTCGAATAACCGAGTTTAACAACCCTTCTGCGAAACAAATAAGGACTGTCATAATTTTCTTGCCATTCTTGGTTTGTTTCTAAGTTTTTTATTTTTATATTGAACATGTTTATACTTCTTCCTCAAGCATTTTATATAACTCTGAACTGCCATTCATAACAACCAAAGGGTCGTATTTTTTTAATATCTTTATTAGCTTTGGAGGTAGTTTTGTTTTATGGTCGAGTTCTAAGGCATTATTTTTAATTACATCATAGGGATATATTCTATTCATGTAAAACCAAGATACTATTTGTTCTTTAGTTGAATCAGCACCTTTTAATTCGTTTAATTTTTCCCATACTCTCATTATTCATCATTCCTTTGGCATTTCATAAACCCTCGTATTATAGTTAATAACTTCACTATGTTTAACTGGTATTAACGCACCGCTAAATTTCCCTATTTCATGTTTAGCCCACTCTTTTATTCTAGGTTGTAATAATTGTTGCATTTCATCTATTATCTAAAAACATCTTTCTTTTGATTGATATTCACCAAGCAATATCCTTTCTTCATCTCCTACACTTCCTAAATTTGCCAGTATTTCAGTTTGTTTACTGAAATTAATAAATATTAAATTATATTTTGCCAACCTTAATTTATCTTGACTTCTAATCCATAAATTCATTTTAATCACTCCTCTATTTCTCTATTTACTATTTTCTTAAACGATTCCAAGTCCATCTGCTCTCTTGACAAATTCAAGCAAGCACTCAGTATTTCATTAACCAACTTCTTTTCTTCGCACAGCTTTTTATTTTCCTCATGAAACTCAATCAGTGCGTCTTGGTAGTCGTCAAACCTTTTTACTGATATGTAACAATCGTAATTCCACAATTTCTCGACAGCATTTAACAACTTCAATTTATCCTTGGCTTTATTAACCATTATGGTTATATCCAAATGCCCGTATATTTCATAAAACTTTGTAAAGAACAAAAATATTTGCGGATACTTAACGAAATTTTTTTGTTTGACCTTTAAGTCTTTCATCAACTCATCTTTTTGTAAAAGGATACTTAATATGCTTTCTTCTAAGCATGGCAGGTTAAGGCGAATTGGCAAGGGTTCTGTATATTCGAAATTTAATGTTTCTAAGTTGGAGGTATCAAACTCACTCATCTGACATTCTCCAAGTAGTCACCAATCTTCTTTTTCCAATATTCTTTGTTTTTATCTAAATCTATTAAGTAAACTAAAGAGTGTCGACAATATATTGAAATAATGTTGTAATGATCTTTATATTTGCGTTTTTTAATATAAATATTGATTTCTTTTATGCGCTTGAGGTTAGGTATCTTTTCAATTTTTATTTCGTAATCTATATCCCAGTTTGAATTGATAAAACATTCTAGTTCATATTTTAGTTTCTTTGAAAAGTAGCTATCTAATATTTTAGTTATCATTGTTCTAGCTCCTCAATTTTTGATAGGGTTTCTTTAACTTCTTTTAATTTTATTTCTGCCTCATAGTAATAAATATTTCTATCGCCATGAGGAATATCTTTATATCTATTTAGATGTTTTTCAAGGTGTTCTTTTCTATCTTTTAAATATTGTTTTAATTCTGATATTGTTTGTCTTAGTTGCTGTTTACTATCTAATATCTCAAGTATATAATTGTTGTTTATATCAGGTGTGAACCTGCACTTATCACATGAACTTTCTAATACTTCAGAATATGTTTCTCCAACCCAATTACGATTATTACACTTAGGACAGTCCCACATATAACAAAATGGCTCTTCATAATCATCATATACTTGTTGTTGTTCCAGTATCACAATCCCTTTTTCAAATACTTCTTTTCCTATCATCTAATCTTCCTCCAAATCATCAATTCCAAAAATTAATTTCATATTTATAATTTCTTCACTTTCACATTTAGGACAACAGTTTTTATATATTCCCAAATGTTCTACACCAAAAATAGAAGTATAAGGTGGTGAGGTACACTTTGTTGCTGGATTATTAAAGTCATGCAAACATTCTTTACACTTATAGATCATCACTAGCTTTGTTTGGAACTTCTAAAATTGATATTTCACATTTTGTTAAGTTATTTTCACTAATGTAATTAACAATTTCATTGACACAGCGCAACATTTTGTTTCCTCTGCCAATATGAACTATTTTATCTTTAGGTTTATATATGTCTTTGTATTTATCCAAAATTTCAATAACTTCGTTAATATTTACAAAATCACCACTTCTAGCATTAATCATTTCTATGTATTGCCTACGCAACTTACATATTTCCTTTTTTATCTGCTCTATCATTCTTTCTCCTCTTTCCTATAAAAATCAGCTTGCTCTTGCTTTGGTATGAAGTATGTCTTATTTGGGTTAAACAAGCGTTTACTGTCTTCATCATAACGCAAAGGAACTAAATAATTACGCACTCCACCAAACCTATTTTTTAGAATATTGATTGAGTTAGTCGAATCCTTATCCAAAATATCGGGGATTTCATCTTTTGAATCATACCTACGAATAACAAGTAAATTATCACAAAGATTCACTATGTTTTGGCTTCCACTTACTGAATCAGTAGAATCCACATTACCTTTTCGTGGGTGACTAACTAAAAATATGTGTATGTTGTAAGTAAAACTTAGATATTTCAATGCAATAATTATCTTCTTTTGTAATTCATTAAGGTTCATGTTAAAGTCATCTTCTAATGTCATTAAATTATCAACTATGATAGCCTTACATCCCATGTTACACGCGACTTTTATTGATTTAATAACTTCAATAAAACTTTTTATATTTTCATCTTTGAACAATGATTTATTGTCAAATAAGTAAAACATGTTTTCTTTAGTAAATTCACTTTTATTTATTTTGTTTATCCAAAATTTAAAAACATCTTCGCTCAATTCTCCAGAATAGCACATGACTTTTTTTCCTTGAGCAAGTATTTCCAACATTAATTGTCCTACAAAAGTAGATTTTCCTTCTCCAGTTTTGCCTGTGATTATTGTTATTTGTCCTGAGTAGAACCCTACCACATTATCCAGCTGCGGAATGTTGCTTAGCAACCTCGGTAAATTTTCTATGTCCACATTCTCTATTTTAGCCACATCTAAGAGGTTATTTATCTTTAGGTACATATCTACTATGACATCCACCAAACATTGTTTAGGTTGGAGTTCTTGCACCTTATCCGAGGTGTGTAGCTTTATGCCTAGAAATTCATCTTCGAAATCAAACTCGGCCTTAGCATTGAATAAGTAAAAGGCATTGTCATCGACTATTTTTTCTACGCCACCGTCAAGTTGTTCTTTTAGTGTTTCGTGGAGCCCATTTGTTTTGTAATTTTTAAATTCAACTATTACCATTGGTGTCACCTAATATTTCAACCAAATTAACTTCATACCACTCTTTAGCCCCTGCTTGTTCTTCTGAAATATCAAAATTATGAGACTTAATATATTTGTTTTCTAGTTTTTCTTTCAGTTGTTCTAAAAATTTTAATTCATTCTGTAACATCATTTTTCTTCCACAATGCCACCCTCTACCAAAACCATTCCTCAAATCGTGTGGTTTATTACTATTTACAGGCTCACATAATTGTTTCGGACTTTCATCGTATAATTTTATTTGTTCTTTCAAAAATTCAATTTTTTCATTTATTGTCATCATCTTTACCTTCCTAATTTATACAGCAAATTTGTTCTAGATCGCTTATATCAATATTTTCGTCTTTTACATATTCTTCATCAATAAATTCATCACCATCAATAAAACCAAAGCTAGCTTCACAATAAACTTCCTGATAACCATTGCCTTCGTCGTCTCTAGAATAATAGCAATTCAAAATAACTTATCTTTTCATTTCCTAATCCCACGTTTTCTCACTCGCTTTCTGTTTTGGTTTATTTTCTTTTATTTCTTTTTTATTCGGTGGGTAGAAATTTTTCCATTCCCCATTGATCGCTTGAGAAACAATTTTAATTTGTTCTTTTTCATTTGTAGACAACTCCATCAACTCATTAACAAGCCTGTCAACTATCTTTTGGTTTAATGAATAATTGTTGTCTATTCTTATTTGTATATATTCTTTGAATATACTATTTACATTTACATTTTCAATTCCAATTACATATCCAGTATCGGCGACCGTTTTTGCTATCGCAAATTCTTCGCTAAAATGATGCCGTTTTAAATTACCTTTTTTTCCAGCATTACTGCGTTTTTCTGATATGTCATTGTCTTTCACCATTCTTTTTTGTGATATTTTGTTACCACTTTTTTGTATGACATCTTCCTCTAAAAGTTCAATTAATGCGCGCTTTATTATTGATGTTTCAAATGGCATTTGTCTTGCTAATTTTAAAGATATATTTTCCAGGAAGTCTTTTGTTACTTTTTCTTTGTTTTTAAGAAAAATAGTCCCATATTCTTTACTTTTATGCATAGCACACAGCAATAGAATATATACTCCAGTCGATTCAGCACTACAATTTCTTAAATCTTCGTCGCTTGTAAAGTCATCTACATATAAAGGTAAATATGGTTGATTTCTTAAAGCCATAGTATAATATCCTTTCTACTTTATTGATTAAAATTTATATATGACTATATTTATCCTATGTTTTTTACTTAATGTTTCAAAAATATTTTTTACAATATCCCAATTGCCATTAGCGATTCCACACCCATAATTGAATGGTGCACAAATTGTCATCTTTTCTTTTTTTGCAAATTTAATAATCTGTTCAAAACATTTTTCTATAGCATTGTAATCTGTATCATAATTTGCTCTTTGGCTAAAACAATTTGCAATGTATTTATTCTCGTTACTTATTTTAAGTAGTTGGATTTGTCCGTTCAGTTTTTCATAATTGAAATCATGTTGTTCACAAAAATTTTCATATGGAACAAATACATTAGGATATGTTTCTCGTATCTGTAATGCAAGTCCGCCACCCATTATTCCTTGGCAGTTTGTTTGATGACAGATAATATTTTCAGTTGCTTTTAAAATATCTCCATTTTTATAAATCAGTTTCATTTTTAACCTCGATAAATTTTCCGTTTTTTAAAGTATAAAAAACATTTTCTTTGATTTTTTCTCCATCAACTTTGGTCATTTTTGCTTGAACAAAAAACCAGTCTTGTTTATCGTCTTGTTCCCATTCTGCACAAACTATGTAAGAACCTAGCACACCTTTTGCTTTTGAATTAATACCCCAAGCAACAGCTATTGATTGCTCAATATCATTTATTGCTTCACCTTCAATTCCTGTATTAGTAGATGCTCCTCCATAACCACTATTAGTAGATGCTCCTCTTAAACCACTATTAGTAGATGCTCCGTAATCACCACTATTAGTAGATGCTCCTCTTAAACCACTATTAGTAGATGCTCCGTA